ATATATTATTACTAACATTTACCATCACAGCTGAGTTATCAGCAACTACGTTTGCATTAACTGCAACAGCATCGACTTGTCCGTCAACAACTAAACCTGTAAAGTAACCGTTATTCCAACGTTCAGTTGTTGAACCGATGTTGTAAGTAGAATCTGCGTTCGGAGTTAATGAACTTGTTATTTTTGCTGCAAAGTCTACTGTGTCTGTGTTAACATCGTCACCAATGTTTACATTGCCAGTAGCATTAATAGTACCAGCAATATTAATATTACCTGTACCGATAATGTCTTTGCCGTTTAAGTCTAAATTTTGTTGTAGATCTAATGTTGAATTTATTGTGTCTGCGGTAATATAACTGCCAAGCACTGCTCCTGCATTGTCTGTTAGTTTTACGCCACCTGCTGTAGCGCCGTCTCCCACATACAGTGCATCGGTATCTGTTACATATACTAATTCGCCTTCTGCGAATACTACGCCTCCGCCTGCGGTACGTTCAGCATCTGTGCCACGTCTGATTTGTAATGCCATTCTAATTAACTCCTGGTAACATATTTATTTGTTATTAGTATTTATCCGATTGGAAGTAAAGCTACTTTCTTAATTTAAGGAATCGACTCGTACGTGCTTTAATATCACTTTTAACTTTTTGAGTATTTAATCTAAAGTCGATGTTTCGGATGTGATCTTTGTACTGTTCGAATAAATCTTCAAGAGATTTTTCTAATTCTTCTGGAGGAGTCTTGTCAGTATTTACGTCGATCTCCCAAAGTTTTCCATCAGCAAATTCGATGCGAATTGAATGGAGGTATTCAAGTGGCACAACATCAATGTTTATGTCCTTGAATACCTCCGGCCAGTGGCTAATTACTTCTTTGGGGAGCTTTTTAGGCGGTTTCTTTTGCATCAGATTTAGTCTTTTTCTTTGTAGGGACTAATTCTTCTGCTTGTTTTCTTAAAGACTGTGCTTCTTTAAATAACGCATCTGCTTGCGAACGATACTGTGCTGCAAGATCTGCGTCAGTTAAAACACTGTCTTGAGATACAGGTGCGTCTGAACTATATGTCTGTACAGGATCAACTCCGTGATCTGCATCTTTTGCTTCTACAGTCTTTCCGTCTTTGCCTTTAAGTGCAAGATCAGCAACAGTAACACCTTTTTGTTCAGCAATAACCTTATTGAGTTCTGCAAGATTAATTGAAGATTTTGTATCAGGCGTCATATCAATACTAGCAGTTGGTACTTTTACTAGTTTGCCGTATTTTTGCAAACCTGTAAGCATATTCAACCCATCTGGTAAAGTAGTTCTAAACATTGCTTCTGCAAATTCATCAGCGTTTTGACCAGCATTTGATTCAACAGCAGTCATTAAAGAGTCGTGTGATGCAGCATCTAAACTTTCAGTTTTAATAATAAGACAGTTATCAGGTTCCCCTGGTACTACTCTATATGCTACAATAACCTTGCGGTGAGTTTTTGCATCTCTACCTACGTGTTTTAATGCCATTTCTATTCTCCTTTAGGTTCTTCCTTGGGTTCTTGTGTTGCTTGAACTGCACCTAAGAAAGATTCCAATTTGTTATATGTTGTTCCTACTACAGCCATTTCATTTGCTTTAAACGCACCGCGTTGTGATGCAACATCTATGATTTGTTTAATTGAAGTAAGATCTTGAACAGTAAGTTCCGCCGCAGGTGCTTCTGGTGCATCTGTTTGTGGTGCTACTGCTTCTTCGTTTTTGTTTTCATCAGCCATATTTTTTCTCCTTGTAAAGTATATATGCGTATTTAATGATTAATATTTTAAAAGTGGACAAGCTAACATAAAGTACGCTAATTCTTTACCGTCTTCAAAGCCTATCTTTATTGCACTTTCAATCTTGCTAGTTGAATTATTAATATCAACCGTTTTACCTAAAAAGTACCTACCTTTTAGATGTCCTTTTACCCATTTATTTAACGATTCTTCTATGTTATATGTGTAAGGAATGGATATGTATTCATAGTGAGGAACAAATACTTTGCTTCTCCTAATGTCAAAAAGATTAAGTGCATTTGGTTCTTTTAATTTATGCACTTGCTTCCTCGTAATGTACTGTTGTTCCAAATGGTGCTTGTAAATTTTTATCAGGATGTGAGTGAACTAAGAATACTGTATCGCAATAATCATCATCGCCCCAACTGCTCCACGGATATCCATCTGTAAACATAATGAATTTCTTCGGAACAATATCGTGTTCTTTCATATAAATCCAATTAGCATCAAAGTCAGTGCCACCACCGCCCATAACTTCGTACTCTGTTAAATCTTCACCACCGTCTGCTGTAAATTCTTGTTCATTATATACCTTAGTATCAAAGCACCATAACTTAATATTGTAGGCGGCATACTGTTCCATAATACCTTTTACTTCACCTAAAAAGTCTTCAGCTTGTGCATTGCCAATTGAACCTGACATATCAATTCCGATTGCAATATCAATTGATTCATCAAAATTCTGTCCAGGCAAAATAGCGCCAGTAGTCCAACTTTTACGATTAGGGCGTTGGAATGTAAAGTCGTTGCGTATAGTACTCTGAATCTGTTGTTGAATAATTTCACGCCAATTCATCTTAGGTTCTGTAAGATGTTTAATCATACGTGTAACTTCGCCCGGAGTATTACCTGCTCCTGCACTTTGTGCCGCAGAAATCATTCCTTCTTTAATTTCATCTTTGATTTTTTTAAGTTCTTCTTTAGAATACTTTGGACGTTTTTTAGATACGTTATTGCCGTTTGAATCTTTTTCTTCTCCAGCATCACCGGAGTCTGAATCTGCGCCTTCTGCATCTAAATGTTCATCTAACATTTCGCCGAGCTGTTCTAAAAACTCTTTACCGTTTTGCTCTGCCTGCTGGTATAAGTCGTCGTATACATCTTCTGAACTCCAGTTATCATATTTAAAGTCCTGGTAGCAATCAACAATACTTGGCATAACACCAATACGGTCACGTACTAGTAGATTATTTACAATATAGTCAGCGGCAATATTATACAGCATAGGGTCACGGTCGTTGCGTCTGCCTAAGTGATCAAATACACAATGTAAAATTTCGTGTGCAATAACAAACTCAATTTCTTTATTATTCATTGCATTAAAGAATTGAGTGTTATAATATAAGTTGCGTCCGTCTACAGCGGCAGTTGGAAGCCAATCATCGGCAGCAACAACTCGTAAGCGTGTAGCCATATTACCAAAAAACGGATGACGGAGTAGTAAGCCTACTCGTGCAACAATAATTCGATCATACACTTCTACACGCATTATTTCTAATGCTTCTGGAGTAATATCTGGATCAGCTTGCCAGCGTTTTGTACCTGCTACACTCATCTTATTGTCCCTTCTTTATTAACTTATACATATATTATAGCATCTTTAGCATATATGTCAACCACAAAGACAGGACGAGCTCCAAAGAACTCGTCCTTGTTACTATTAAGACTGTTGTGCAGCCTTAATGTACTTACCAAATCTTTCGTGGAATTCATCAAAACATTCTACTTCATCTGGATCAATTGGTAAAGCATACTGTGTAAGTGCAACTTTAACACCCATTACAACTAGCTCAGTTTCAAAGTTATCCATTGCAAAGCGTAGGAAGTTATTAACTTTATCGTCAAACTTCTTATCGTTTGCATCAGCCGCTTCTTTAAGTTCGTAGCATAGTGACACAGTTAAAGAATACATAGCACTAATTTCTTTTGTCTTTAATTCTTTGACTTTGCCATTCAAAATGTCTGTTGGATTAGGCATTGTTGATGCTACTTTACGGTGAGCCATAAACTTAACAGCAAGACCTTCTCCTACAGCGCCTGAAACTAAATTAGTAGTAGTTTCAGCATCTACATCGTCTTCTAGCAATTCACTTACAAATGACCAACTACGTGGCGTAGCAAATGAACGTGACGGACTTTTAGGATCAAAGTCATATAAGTCTTTCTTACTAAACTGTAAGAAACCAACAACATCGTTGTGTATCTTGTGTTCGATAGCCCACTCAAACCAGTCATTAAATGATACTGCAAGTTCTAAGTGGATAAAACGGTTTGCTAACGGAGCAGGCATTCTGTAAGTAACACCTTTGTCAGCATCTCTATTACCAGCCGCAACAATCATTACATTGTCTGGTAGCTTATAAGTACCAACCTTACGATTCAAAATTAACTGGTATGCTGCCGCTTGTACACTAGGCGCCGCACTGTTCATTTCGTCTAAGAAAAGTACAATGTTGTCATACTGTGCCGCAAACTCTTCGCTCGGAAGTTCACTAGGTGCGCCCCACACCATAGTACCTGAGTTGCTGTCAAAGTATGGAATACCTTTAATGTCTGTAGGTTCCCAAAGCGACAAACGAATGTCAATAAGATGTGAATTGGAAAAGCCGTCAGTAATTTGTTCAACTACTTCTGATTTACCAATACCCGGAGGTCCCCATAAGAAGATCGGACGCTTCTTTTTCATAGCGTGTTTGATTGATTTCTTTGCGCCGTTTGGACTAACTGTACGTAGTGCTACGTTTTCCATAATGTATTCCCTCTTTGCTTTAGTGCATTATTTAAACTATACATATAGTATAGCATCAATACAGTAAATGTCAAGACTTTTTTATAGAATTATTCGTTATTTTGTCGTTTTAATGCCTTTGTCAGCCCGTATTTTCGCAAATCACCACTAAACAAATGCAATTCCATTGCTTTCTTTTCGCTAGTAACGTGTATTGCTCTATTTGTAAGATAATACGGACAATCAATAAACTTGTCTAAAAATATAATGACTTGCGTAGTCATTGGCATATCTTTTGGATATGGAACTTCGTATGAAGTAAGGTCGATTTCTGTTAAGACATCAAACCCAAGATCAGTTAGTCGAAGCCCGCCTTGGTTTCTAGTATTCTTCCACCATAAGGGCGAATATTCTTTAACTGTAATTTCGTTTGAAGTTTTACCTAATTGATTAAGAAAGATCTTAGTATAGGTTTCTTTCCAGTTCATTCTTCTACAACTACAATTCCGTCAGCTAACATATAAACTGAAAACTCGTCAGTATTAAACATTTCATTTAATTTTTTTGCTAGATTATGTGCGTGACCCGGATTTGAAAATGATACTTTTTTGTATTTTGGCCCTGGATAGTTAGTAATAGAATTACTACTTTTTAAGTTAAATGGTTTTCCATTATAGAAAACAGCCCAAATAGCATCAGCATCTAAGACTTGTTCTGCCCTGTATGTTTTTTTATCTATATATTCTAATAATACAGTAGGTTTAGGTCTGCTCATATGCGTATACTCCTTAAATTATATACGCATATATTTATCTCTTTTTTAAGTTATCTACGCAGTTTACTTCCAGTCTGTTCCACCGTCTAACTGTACTTCGATAACTTCTGATCCGCCCGAGTTCTCTTTAACGTATCGTTCAAGATCACCTTCAAGTCTAGCCATTGTAACGCCTAGTGTGTATGCTAAATTTTTAGCTTGTTGTAAAGTGAGTTTTACTTCTCTAGAGTTACTTGCATCAGCATTTTTAACTTGCATAATAAATTGCTGTATACTAGAAGTGTTTAGAGGTTCATTTTGCATTTGCGTTACTCAATGCTAGGCGCATTTCTAAATCAGATTTAAAAGGACCTTTTGTTTCATATCGTTCTACAGTAATTAGTTTAGGGCAAAAACTTTTAACCCAGCCTTTGTCAAACTTAATAATGTAGTAACCTGCACAATATAGGCTTTTACTTTTAGCACTTTTAGTAAACAATGGTAGTTTGCGTTGTACATCTAGCATAGTGTTATACGGCACTGTACTAGTTGGATAGTTGTGTACTTCTTTATCTGCTTCGATTGCATTACTAGTATCAGTAATATCGTTAATTAAAACATTTTTACCAAATGTATTTTTTAATGCTTTTTTGCTATCAAAGTATGTTGTACCTCGAATGTCGCTAACCATAAATCTATCGTCGGCTGCTGATATAGTTCCGATTCTTACGCCTTCGTCTTCAATGATCCAAAATTTATCTTTTAAAATGGTCTTTGTTTTTATACTCATTTAGGATACCTCGCTTGTAGTGGTTCTGCAAAAGTAGCGGCTTGGTCTGCAATACGTTGCATATCCCATTTAGCACAGAACTTCATAAGACGTAATCCTACTTGATTAATATCTTTAGGTTCTACTTCTGCAATAGTAGTATTAATTATCTCTCTAATGTCTGCAGGCTGTGCAGTCAAGTCACATAGTACAACATTACGATTGTAATCATCTAGCACACGATGTTCGTCACCGTTATGATCAGTCCAACGCTGTAGCATCATATTGTTCCAGTTGTAGCCTTTAGTGTTCTTATCTTCGTATGCTTCGATAAGGCCTACTTTGTTCTTAGTGCCTTTCTTACGTACACCAGGGTACGCACTAAACACGTTATCACTAGTGTCGCCACGCATACACTTCTCAAATAACATATAGTCAGGCTGCGGTGCAGGCTTAATCTCTTGTGTCTTCTTCTCAATAACAGGCGTGCCGTCATCGTTAAAGTAGCCTTTGTCTGTAATAGTAACGTTAGCAATACCATTGTATTGTGTACAATTAGGACCTACTAGTTGTGCAAAGTCACCATCTGTACTAACAATAACACAATGATCATCAGGGTGTGATTGTACCCAACCAGCAATAAGATCATCTGCTTCTAGTTGCGGATGACGAATAACAGTACAGTTAGTCTTATCTTTCATAAAGTTTGTAAACTCGTCAAATATTTCAAAGAACGCTTTATCGTCTTCACTTTCAGATACAGTCATCTTATCGCGAGCAACTTTTCTATTACGCTTGTACGGTTCATAAAAGTCTTTACGCCAACTACGTCCTTCTAAACAAAACACAACGTGATCTGCATTAAAGTCTTGCCAAGCCTTCTTTACACTGTTAAGTGTAATATGCAAAGCCATTCCTACTTTAGTGTCAATGTCGCCACGAACAACGTGCCTTGCACGGAAGAATGTGTTAAGTGTATCTACTAGTACATAAGTTGCCATAATTGTTGCCTATTCTATTGTTGTATACATATCATTATACACGGTTATATACGTTTTGTCAATCATTAAGATACTTCACTTTTACCTTTATCGATCGGAACAACATTAATATATCCAGCGCCTCGATCAGTGTCTAGTCCTTCTTGCTCTAGCATTCCGTATACAATGTCACGGAACCAACGATCTACAATTTCTTCTTCAGGATCGTTATCGACACCATACCCTTCTTTAACAAGTTTTGCAATAAAATATTTGTTCCAATCAAGTTCGAAGAATCCGTTGCGAACATTTTCTTCGTTAATCTTAACATCAATAACATCTACCCACGGTTCTTTCTTGCGTGTGTGATAATCTTTAGGATCACGTTGTTTAAGAAGTTCCATCTTTTCAGATTCTACTTCTGCTTTCT